TGGTTTTAGTAACGAACATACAGAGCGTGGGAATGATTTAGAGCCGTTTGCTAGGGAATACTTACAAAAGTACACAGGTTATAACTTTAGAGATTTTGGATGGCTACAAAGCGAGGAAAACGAGTTATTAGGTATTAGTCCCGATGGTTTGACTGAGTGTTTAACAATAGCAATGGAGTCTAAATGTTTGTCAAGAAAGAAGCATACTGAAATATTATTGACAAACGAAATACCTCTAGAATATATACATCAATGTATTCACTACTTTACTGTTAATGCTTCGTTAGAAAAGTTGTACTTTTGTGCCTTTAGACCTGAGAGCGTTAAGTCATTTGTTAAAGAGTTGACCCTTGATAGTATTGTAAACATAGGTACTAAAGCAAGACCACAAGCAATGACAATAGAGGCAGTTGTAGATTACAGTATCGAGTTTGCAAATGAGTTACTAATAAGAATTAATAATAACAAGGATAAATTAAGTTTTTAATATGAGCGATAGTGTAGAGAAGTGGAAGGAGTTAGAAGAACTAAACCTTCACGAATTAAACGAACGTAGAGATAGAGCCGTTGCGCAGAATGGCAATGATGGTCTGCATTATGACTTAGGGTCTGAAATGCTTAGAAAGCTTAATATAAAAATAGATGCAACACCTAGGCACTACGATAATACAAACGGTAGCCTTTACAAGATAGCTCAAGAAAGAGGCTGGAATGCATATCAGTTTGATGCCATAAAAAGAATTGATAGAGTTAATAAAAAAGGTCAATTTAAAGAGGATATCGAGAAAACAATAGTAGTATTAAATTTAATGTTAAACAATCAATAATTATGGTATTATCAAATGAGTATAGAATAGTAAATGAAGAGAACAACACAATACTTCAATTTTACGAAACCAGAGTCAAGAATAAAAAAGACGGAACAAAGGAAGATTTTGTATTTACACAAGATTATTATTATCCTAATTTAAAGACTGCTTTAAAGGCATATGTCAATAAAAGTATTTCGGATTGCACTAGCTTAAAACATGTATTAAGCAAATTACATAAATTAGAATTACAATTAATAAATAGATAAATATGGAAGTAGTAGGAACAGTAAAAGTAATAGGAGAAACGCAATCATTTGGAGCAAATGGATTTCTTAAAAGGGAATTAGTAGTAACAACCGCAGACCAATATCCGCAAGATATCTTGATAGAGTTTGTGCAAGACAAGACGTTATTATTAGATAGCTACGAGGTAGGTGATGAGCTTAAAGTAGGAATCAATTTAAGAGGTCGTGAATGGATAAACAATGAAGGAGTGGCTAAGTACTTTAATAGTGTGCAAGGATGGAAGATAGACAAGCTACAAAATAACGCACCAGAAGAAACACCAGAAGAAACACAAGACGATTTACCATTTTAAATAATCATAAGGGGTATTGTAATGAATACCCCTTTATAAAACAAAACATATGAATGGAATTTACTACGGAAAGACAACAACAGGAGGAGACGTGTTATTAATAGACTATATTTATAAAACAGTTAATAATTATTTTTGTGTAGACTGTATGACTAAGACTAGAGTACAACACACAATGAGAGCTAGGCAAATAGCTATGTATCTTACAATTTTAAAGACTGACTTAACATCTACTTACATAGCAAAGTTTTATAATTATGGACATGATACAGTACTATACAGTAGTACCAAAATTAAGGATTTAATGCTCTACGACAAAGGTATAAGACAAGATGTTACTAACATCTTATATACATTGGAAAAATATACATTTAAAAACTTTGAGGATTATGAGAAGTTTATGTTACTTAAAGATATACATAAGAGATTAAATAATTTAACGATAGACGAACTAATAGAAAAAGCATTAACATTATGAGTAGAGAACTAAAGAACGGAACAGAGCTAATCTTATTGCTAGATTTAACAATGGCAACGATGGACGAATACAATTTTAAAGGCAGACCTAAGCAATTAGCTAACCTACTAAAAAAAGAAATAGAGCCAAGGGTAAACAGTGTAGTTGATGAAATGATGCTAAGGGATGAAGAGTTTTATAACAATGCGGTTAAAAAAAAGGAAAGAATGATTTTACAAATGGCATCCCTTAATGAAGCTGATAATATTTTGTTAAGTGAGTTTATAGATAAGTTTGTAAAAAATATAAATATTGCCAGAAATAAAGGTGTCGTTTTCTTTGATAAATTATTATAGACAGGTCGGACATCGGCGACATATGTCCGACCAATGTCCGACCCATGTCCGACCTCTAAGCCCAATGGTAGTACGGAAAACACCCTAAAAGCGACAGATGTCCGATGTCGCCGACAAAAAAAATAAAAAAAAATAATAAAAAAAATATAAATATTAGGAGACGACATGCGACATATGTCGTTTTAGGTAGTTTTTGAAGCTATCATTGACCGCATAGGCCGGACATCTAAGTCGGACATGTCGCCAAAAATGTGTATATTTGTAAAAAAGACAAATGATAGAACTAAACAAATGCAACAGGCTACTTGACGAAGGTTTTAGCCTTATTACAGTAAGAGAAAACAAGATACCTAACACATCTTGGAAGGAATACCAAAATACCGCTATAACTAAAGATACATTTGCTAAACATTACGCACTAGACACAACAGACAATGTTGGTATTGTAACAGGATATGCAGACTTAGAGTGTATTGATGTAGATTTAAAGGTGTTTAGTACGGCAAAGGAACAAAAATTCTTTTGGGATGAGTATTTAAACTTTTTGCAAGACAATATTTTTGACTTCGACGATAAGTTTGTCATCTATAAAACTAAAAATGCAGGTTTTCATCTTCTTTACAAATCAAAAAGGGTGGAGGGTAACTTAAAGATAGCTAAATTAAAGGGGCATAATCAATGCGTAATAGAGACGAGGGGTGTTGGTGGATATGTTTTCACTTACGATGGCAAAAACCTATCTAAAAAGACTTATAAAGACATACAATACATATCGGATGAGGACCGCAGTATTCTAATGTCTATATCTAACACTTACAACTATAAAAAAGAGATACCAGAAATTAATATTGATAAGAAAGTTTATAATGTTGAGTCTAATAATTTGACAAGTTGGGATGACTACAATAATAAAACAAATCTGTTTGATTTAATAAGCTCAGAGTTTACAATAGTTAGGAATCTTAAAGATAAATATATTATAAAAAGACATGGTTCGGCTAGTCCTCATTCTGGTTATATTTACAAAGATAAAGATATTATGTTCTTGTACTCAACAGGCACCTCTTTTGATGCTGAGAAGGCGTATAGCGCGTTCTCTGTTTATACGCACCTAAGACACCACAATGATTTTTCAGAGGCAGCTAAGCAACTGTATAAGGATGGATATGGTGACAGAATAAAACCAAAAAAGCAGTTTAAAGACATTGAGCCTGTTGAAGTGAAAAGTTATAACGATACTTTCCCGATTGAGATACTACCATTAGAGCTACAACAATACATTTTAGTATGTAATCAAACGTTAAATAATAGTATTGATTATATGGCGTGTTCTCTGTTGTTTCTTACCTCTATTATTATAGGCAATAGCATGCAAATAGAAGTGAAAAAAGGTTGGAAGGAGTCTGCTAATATTTGGCTTGCCTTAGTTGGTCGTGCTGGTATTGGTAAGACTCCGAGTATCTCTTCTATGACGTTCCCTTTAGAGAAGATTAATAATAGGGAAATAAAAAAATATATTTTAGAGTTTGAAAAGTTTGAAGCCTACAATTTGTTAGACAAAAAAGAACGTGCGCTTGTTGAGGAAATAAAGCAACCTAAAAAAAATCAGTTTATTGCAAATGATATAACACTAGAGGCATTACTTGAATTACATGGAGAGAATGCAAATGGTGTAGGGATACTAAAAGATGAGCTAGCTGGTTTTTTTAAGGATATGAATAAATATAGGGCAGGTTCTGACCTTGAGCATTGGTTATCATCTTGGTCAAATAAGCAAATTAACCTAAACAGAAAGACAGCAAAGTCTTCATTTGTTGAACGTGCATTCTTGCCAATATTAGGAGGTATTCAACCGACTATTATGGATGAGTTTTATAGTGACGAGAATAAAGACAATGGTTTTATTGATAGAATTTTATTTTGTTATCCTGAAATGGAGGTAGAAGAGTATTCTGAGCGAGACATGAAAGACGAACAAATAGAGTGGTATAGTAATTATATTATATCTTTTTACGAACGAACAAAAAAACTTATAAAAAAGAATGATAATGACGAAATAGAACCTATCTTAGCCAAAATGTCTGACAATGCTCGTGCTGAATGGATTAGAATATTTAACGAGATTACAAGCGTACAGAATGGAGACTTAGAAAATGAATATATGAAGTCTATGTTGCCAAAACAAAAAGCATATATACCAAGGTTTGCGCTAATTTTAAATACTTTAGAAAGTATAGAGAACAAAGATGTACGTTCTGATTTAATAACGGCAGAGAGCGTCTTAAAAGCGGAGGTATTGAGCAAGTATTTTATTAACATGGCTAAGAAAATAAAAATAAAGAGTATTGATAGAAGTAAAATGAAATCTGTATTAGATAAAAATGCAGACAATTATATTAATTTTAAAAACGTATATTTGCAAAACAAGTCAGCACAAACAAAAGAGATTGCAGAAATGATTGGTGTCTCAAATAGACAAGTACAACGTTATAAAACAAAGTATGATAAGGAGTATGTGTAACATTACGGAGATAATAATAAATTAAATAAAAATGATAGAAAAAACTAAAGAAATTAATAGTAATGAAGTAATCAAAGTAATAAGTTTAGAAGATGTAAGTAAAATACTAGAAGAACAATTAATTTTATCTGGTCTTAGCAATTCTGTTGTTTGCTCTCACGAAAGTTATGCTTATACACTAAATAATGATTCAAAGATATGTGATGATTGTGATGCAATATTTGAATAGCAAACAATTATTGCTAACATTCCGCAGATAAGATTAGTTGCGTAAATTAATAACTTAAATAAATAAGACAAAAGGCGAAATAAAATTAGTAATAAGATGATGTTTACCAATAGAAACTACACAAGATAAACTAAATGAATTAGCAAAAGACTTTATAAATAATAACCCTTTAACAAGCCATAACATAGCTGTTTTTTATAGACGTTGTTATGCACTTTAAATTATGACAGCAGGGAAATTAATAAAAATATTAGAAACAATGGATAGCGAAAAGATACTTATAATGACAGACCCAAGTGGAAAAGGTTGGACTAATA